GTCCTCTTTAGATCTCTTAAACCAATCGTGTTTCTCAAAAGAATTAAGAGCTTCTTCTTTAGTTTTACCAATTCCAATATCCATCAACCAAAACAATTTCTTTCCTCGATAGAATTTTTCACCTCTTACAGGTGGAAAGAAAAAGGTGATCATATCGCCCCATAGTTCGTACTTCATACTAGTACCAAAATCACCACCTGTTAAAGATAGGACCCAACCTTTAAAGACTCTGCCTTGACCAAAGGTTACCCAGACTTCGTCCATATACCTTGGTTTCTTACATAGTGGCTTAGTTAATATCACTGGATTGTCTTTAACCCAATCAAAATAGTCACCTACTGTATTGTTATTTTCTGTTTTCATAATACTCTTTTAATTTAGTTAGTGATTCCGTCATACCACGTAATGTGGCTTCTGTTTCAGCGACTGTAATATTGTCGTCGTTGATTTTAATCATTAGACCCTTCAAATGTTGAAGAATCATTTTCTTGTGGTTGGATTCAAATAGTGTCATGTCTTTAAATATAAATTTATCAGGGTGTCCTCGTTTCTTAAAAGATCGTTTTGACATACTCTCCCATTTCTTTCATGCGTTTGATGTCTGCATTGATCTGATCTCTCATCTGTTTGTAAGATTCAAGCTCTGCAGCTTTCATACGATTAGCATTGAAGATAGCAGTATTGAGTTGGGCTTCTTGTTCACGACCCTTATAGACTCCTAATTGCGCATTCTTCTTAGCTCTCTTACTAACTCCTTTACATCCATCCATTAGATGATGTTCTACGAAACGTGATCCACGTCCCATTGATCCACACATTGGACAGCTATACAGCTTGTCTTGTGCTATCTTTCCTCCGATTGCTTTACTCATTGTCTTTAGTTTTTAATTTAGGTGTTAAGTCTGGTTTCTGTAATTGGTGCAACTGTTGCACTAACTCCAACGCTTCCAGTAGCGTTTGCTTGTCAAATTCAACTTTCATAATTTAAGATTTGTTTAGGGTTATATTCTATATAACCACATTGTTTCATCTTTTTTTCCTCATGTACCTAAAGCTACAAAAAATACCTGAAGACCAGGCATAAAAAACCCCGGCCGAAGAACTCGACCGGGGAAAAAACATACTACTAAAACACAATGGCACGTTTCATCAACGTAGTTGGCTTGTGTTAGACCAACATCTAATCTATATATTATACTCCGACAAGGAGGATAGTTTCAGAACTTACTCGCCTTTTAGCGCTTTTAGTTCTTCGTACATTTGGAGAAGCTTTGCTTCCTTTTCTGCAATCTGGTCTTCGACAGTTAGTACAGGTACTTCGACAGTTGTTGTCTCTAGTAACGTACCGTCAGATGCGTAAATGTTCTTGTTGATAGTTTCTGTTGTCATGTCGATTAGTTATATTTGAAGAAGAAAAATAGGTTTGGTCCTGCATCATTCCAAGAGAATGAGTTAGAGTATGAAGAAGGCACTGAACCTTCACCAACCCAATATCTACCAGCAACTGAAGCGTTCTGGTTGAAGATGTTGTTAGCGTTGATTTGTTGCCAGTTTGCGTTACCATCTCCTAGAGCAAGAGCGGCTCTACCACCCCACCATCCAGTGCCTGATGAACGAAAGTGTACGAAATAAACTCCAGAATGTGGAACTGTGTAAGATAGACCAGTAACTTCAACTTGACCAGGAGTTGTGAAAGGAATACTAGTACCGATTTGATAAAGGTTCTGATTAGGTACCAACATTCTAGAAACGCTAGGAGTTGCAAAACGCTGAGATGAGAATAGAGCAAAGTCAATTGTCATACCTGCAGGTGCACCAGTTGGTCCAACGTAAGCCGAGAATGTTTGAAGATTCATTCCTTCTTCCAACCAGATTGGATATACTGATGAATTGAAATATACGATATCTTCGGCACTGGTGTATGCACCTCTAGTTACCCAGCTTTCAGAGTAAGATGGTGTTCCACCTCCACCACCGATGCCTACTACCGTAGCACCAGTGAAGTCCTGTGTGCCTGAATAGACCATTGATGATGTACCTACCTGTACTGGTAGTGTGTTGCCTGCTCCATCTTCAAGTGCCTTCGGAGTACCTGAGATAGCAGCGTTATCAGTAGTCTTGATTAGACCCTGATAAGTAGTGTTAATGGATGAACCCGTTAATGCACTCATGATTATTGATTATTTTTAAGAGCTTGTAGCTCGTTATATATTTGTAGGAGTTGCTCTTCTTTTTGAGCGATAATTTCCGTAATTTCAGCTGGTACCCTTGATACAGTACCGTCTTCGTTCTTTTCGTATTTGATGTATCCTGACATGATTAGTTAATCTTTTTTAGTGTCCAACCATTTACAGCGTAAGATGATCCAGGATTGTCAATCCATACGAATGTTTTTACATATAGATCTGTGTTCCATGGAATTGGAGAGAATTGAATAGCTTCTCCTTCATCGTATGGTCCCTGTCGTTCGAAGTCAACATTTCGGTATTCAACTCTTCTAGAAGTTCCATCTCCAGAACCATCAGTAGTATGTATGTATAGAACTTTTTGATAAGATTCACCAACACCAGATGGTGATTGAACCTGCCCGATGTTCCATCCATCTCCAATACCTGGACCTGAATTAGTACCAATCCATACAGATGTGTAAATCCATCCACCTCCACCAAGGTTTCTAGTAGCCATCATCTTGAATTCTACCATATCACCAGCTTGAAAAGTATTCGCAGGAATAAGAGTAATAGTCGATGATGGAACGTCTTCTACTGTACCTTCTAATACAAATAGAGGAGTAGGAACGTATGTAAAGACTGGACCTCCTCCACCTCCACCAGAAGTTCCACTAGTTCCACTGGTTCCAGCTGCACCGTCTACACCAGATGTTCCATCAGTGCCTGAAGTTCCACCTCCTCCACCTGAGATACCTGTTACAGTAGCGTTGGTGAAATCTTGTGTACCGTAATACACCATACCTGATAGACTTACTTCAACAGGTAGGTCATTACCTACACCGTCTTGTAGTCTCTTTGGAGTTACTCCAATTGGATCCTCATCAGAAGTCTTGATAAGTGAATCAAAGGTTTGGCGAATGAGTTTATTACTTAAATCTCCCATTAGTTCCAAGTTCTAGTTTCAGAATTCCAAAGATTGGTGTTTAGGTTCCAGATGAATGGAATCACTGGAGGCGCAGGAATGCCATTGACAATCCTTGAAACGGTATTTGCAATAGCGAAAAACATATTAGTAAGCTCTGTATAGGTTTCCTGCAGATACTGAAGTGACTGCAATAGCTCTGACTGGAATCCAACCTGCTGTGAAAGCGGCAGAAACAGTAGAACCTTGCCCTGATGGAGTGAATACTACTACAGCGTCAGCGTCTAGGTAAAGAACTGATTCTTCAGTGAAAGTAGCTGGAGCTGATACTGCTTCCATTCTGTGAGGAACTGCAGAATTCATTCTCGCAGCTAAGGCTTGAGCGTAAGTTCCCTCTTGATTTTGTAATGTCATGTTAAGAGTGGTTTATTTATATTATTCAGATATTAGTTTGGTCTTTATTGTTCATCGAGGTGAATCCTCTTAAACGTGTCACCATATCAACGGCAGCTTCAGACATCGTATAAACCAATGCAACGTCAACCCAATCTCTACTATCAACTTGTCCAACAATTGTAAGAACAGTAGCAGTAATAAAGACTAAAAGTTTTCTTGACGTCCATTTAGATAGGATTATATCAATCTTCTCTCTTCCCATTGAAAAGTGCTTGGTATATTTTAACACAGGTGTAGACGAATAGTGCAACTCCACCCATGATTTTAACGATCATATCAATCTCTAGTAGTGTCATTCCTACGAAGCCTAATGCATTGGCCTGAACTACCTTATCGTTTACTATTGCGGCTAGTAGATTCATTTAGATAGTTCTCAATTTTCTTCAGGTTTACAACTGTTACTTTTGTAACTCTGCGCTTAGTAGTCTTGTCCATAATATCCACAACCGTATGGTTTAGGTACTACCAAACCTCCGTAATAGTCAGTGTGCTTGTCAGGGTGCATTCCATCATCTGCAGTTGGATTCAAGTATTCAGGGAATAGTGATTCATTCTGGATCAAGTATTCTAGGGCTCTCTCGCGATAGAATTCTGCAGTATTCATTACACTGTCTCTAACCCATCTAATCTCTTCTAGGGTTGCCGGTTGGCTCTCCTCCGATGTTGGTTGTAGCACAGACTTGTTAAAAATCTTGTAAGACAAAGATGGAAAGGCTTGGTACAGTGCGTAGTTAGCTAGCATAGGAGCCACGTAGTCATCTAGGAAGGCCTCCTCAGCGGCAGTAGGAGTTCCTGAGACTACACGAGATTTTAGACCATTGTACCAAGTCGTTCCCATCAACGCCTGAACGTAAATATCTTGAGCTTGCTGTACAGCTGGAAGCAAGTCTTGAGGCTCAACATTTTGATGTAGAGCAGTCGCTGACTTTAGCTTTTGTTCTGAGATGAATAAGACGTTCATGAGTTAGGTGTTGTTGTTACAGTTCCTCTAACATCAAGTTTAGATGGAACGATTTCAAGTTTTACATTCATACCAAATCCTCTAATGATTCTATCAAGAGACTTGACCAATTGCTTTTGTAGTGGCTCAATAACTGTAGATAGGAAGTGAGCGTAAGCTACTTCAATCTCATCAGCATTGTTTGAGAAACCTGAAGCATCATTGATACCAATCAATCTGGTAGAAGTGATCCTGTGGGCTGTTGTAATGCTCTCTCTCACTCTGTTTGATAGGATGATATAGTAGTCATCATTCGCTTGATCAATTGTCTCGATCACTGGTTTGCGATCTGGTGAATCAACAAATGATAAGAATAGTTTACCAGCATTTTGCTCACCAGAGAAAGCACGCTCTAGATCTCTATAGATCATTTGTCTTTCATCACTTGTCGCGTTACCATTAGTTAGAGTAATGAACAGGCCGGGAAACATTCCCTGCGAAATATTAGCGTTGTGAAAGCGCGAAATACGCTTATCTAGTTCGATATCGTTCAAAGCGCCTTGATATTCTGGAAGAGCATAGACATTTGAGCCTGGAGTATATGGATGAAAGTAGTAAATTTGTGAAGCCATGTCACCTCTATTATCTGTTAGTGAAAACGAAGGATAGGCTTTAGGTTCGTATTTTCTTGTGTTTGCCCAGTTTGAAGAGTAATAATAGGTATCTACTACATCATCTTCGTTCATTTTACCAGAACGAACGTTAGCAACTGGTAAGTGGTAGATCTCAGCGATACGATCTCCCGCTCTATTCCATATTAGGTTCAAACTATATGATCCGAATAGAATAAAGTCTTGTGCAATCATATCAAGCAGATCATTTAAGGTTTGTCCTTGTGTATTGATGACTGTGTCACCATAAGCAAGGAAACCTTCACCTGTCATAGCATCAATCTTAGCGTTAACACAAGTGTGGTGAATAGAAGAAGATTGATACAAGTCAATCAACAATTGAGGGAACATATTCTGGCTCCCAAATGCGATCCAATCTTTACCTCTAATCTCTTTAAATTCAGGTAACTCAATAGCCTTGAGTTCAACTGTTTGTAATGCTCTAATGTCTTTCATTATTTATAGAATACGTATGGTGAGTTCGATTCATCATTTGATCGATACTCAACTGTTTTGTTAGGTGTTGCTTGTGTAGAACTATTGATTACCTTACACAAACCGGATTTAACATCTTCCCATGCGATTTGATCCAGAGAAGATTGAACTGTCCATTTGTAGTAACCTTCAATATCGAAGGTTTGTAAATCAGCGTTAGTAAAGTCAACATCAAATCTAGAGTATCTATCATTGAATGTAGGGTTGTCTAAATAGAAACCCTGACCATCACCAGTATCGGCTGAATTTAGGATTGATTGGTTGTTGTATCTTGAGGTCAATAACAAACGATAATAAGGATCACCAGTTTGTAAGTCTCCATCAAAATACACTGTAAATGCTTGGTCTGACAGGTCAAATAACATATTTTGCTGATATATTTCTATCTATTAGATATAAAAGTTGTTATTGTTGTAAACGACAAAAGGGTCCCATTTCTGGGACCCTCTTGTATTGAAAAGGTATCGTATTACAAAGATACTTCAAACATCGGAGATGAAGAGTATCCAGTGAATTCGATAGTGATTCCGTTTCTGTCTCCAAACGCAACTCCCGATTCAGATGTACCACCTGATACAACCATACCGTTAGTATTGCCTGGCATCCAGAATTTACCGTTGTTATCTTCAACAACGATACAAAGTTTGCTGTTGGCTGCTAGAACCTTTAGAGCATTCAATTTAGTAGCCTCTAATTTGTTAAAAATCAAAGAAAGAACGTCTGAAAAGAAAACTGTTCCGTTCTCTTCGCTTGCATTCGTGGTAGAAACTAGTGACGCAGTTTGCTTAACTTGCTCGAATTCGAACATGTCAGCAGCTAGGTCTGTAATTGAAGTAGCACCAACTGAAAAAGCAGAAACAACACCATTAGCTTCGGTTACAGAGATAGCTTCGCCAGAAGCATCTAGGATGTAAGCAGTTTTGATACCACCTACATTTTCTCTACATGATAATGGGAGAGAAGAAGTGAGATTACACGCCATGATAATTGTTATCTATATTTTCAGTTTAATTAAAGTCCGTTTACAGCGAACAATGTAGTTTCAGTGATTGCAACACCGATAGTCCATCTCATGATAGCTCTTAGCTCGTCTTCAGCTTGGAAGTAGTTTAGAGAGAAAGTTTCGCTATCTGATAGAAGGTCAGTACCCATTAGAAGTGCAGAAGCTGGACCAACGAATTTGTAGTCGTCACCAACTAGACCTGAAGAAGCTACAACTCTTACAGTTGAACCAGGAACGATAACGTTCTCTTCTGGAGCGAAGTGGTAAAGGTTAGCTTTAGCGATTGCAAGTCTTAGAGTAGACAATGACTGAGGTGAAACCACCATCACAAGATCAGAAGCGTTAGCTGATTCAGCTGGTAGAGCTGCAACCAAGTCTTGAGCTTGAGAAACTGCGTTGTCGATTGTCCAAGCTGCTGGAACGCCACCTTGAGTTGCTGGAGAACCTGCTGTTAGGATACCCTTGTAACCGTCGATACCACCATCACCTTTGATCATGAAGTCTTCATTCCACTGCTTCAAGTTCTTTACGAAGTAGTCAGCCATGATTGACTCGAAAGACAATGACTCATTACCACCCAAAGCACCTGCTGCCATGTACGTCGACATAAATGTATTTTTCAACACTTGTGCGCAGTAGACTTGGTTAAATTTTTTGTTTGCGATTTCCATAGTAACTTGAGTGATCTCAACTTCACCTAGTGGGTTGAAGCCACAGTTAACACCATCTTGAGTAGTGAAAGTACCACCCAACAAAGGAATCTTTACAACATCACCTTTCAAACCGACTTTGGTGCTAACGATAGAACCCAAACCAGTCTCAAGGATAGATTTTGCAATCAAGTCATACGCATGCTCTTCAACATAAGGAGCGATAGCTGCAACATTTAGATTGTTTGCCATGATTTAAATTATTTGATTTAGTTTAATTGTTTAACTTCTCATCTTTCTTAGAG